CACCGGCTGGGAACTCTCCCAGCGCGACCGGCAAATCTGGGCCGAATTCAACGGCCGCAACCACGCCGCCCTGGCCCGCAAGCACGGCCTCACCGAGATGCGCATCTACCAGATCATCAAAGCCGTCCGCGCCGCCGCCGTCAAGAAATCCCAGGGCGCGCTGTTCTGATCTGATCACGTCCGGGCTGGCGCCCGGAAGATAAAGCGCTTTAGCTGCCAGGCCCAGACCGACCGCGTAGGCTCATCGCACGCTCACACGATCAGCCTGAATGCACTGCAGGCGCGATCCCAACATCCCACGGAGGCCCCATGTAATGAACTCCCTGCCGTCCATCATCTGCCTGCGCGCCGCCCTGATCGGTGCCGCGCTGCTCGCCGCCCAGCCGGCCACGGCCGCCGCCCTCACCGACCACGCCGAAAACAAGCTCCTCGACGCCCTCGTCCGCGGCCAGACGATCGGCGCCCCCGCCACCTGGCACCTCGCCCTCTTCACCGACAC